CGCTGGCCAGATCTTCGCCAGTGAGCGCGAAGACGCTGTGAAGGGCAAGGCGCGCGCTGGAGAGTCCGGCCCGAGCGGCTTCGAACCCTTCAACCCGAGCAAGCCGCCGTCGGAATTCGCCGGCAAGATCAAAACCGCAGACAAGCAGGGAGGGTGATCATGGCCAAACAGCCCAACACGGTTCGTATTCTGAACCGCTCGCATACCGGCGTTACCCTCACCGAGCCGATGCCGAACCCTGAGAAGCCCGGCGACGCGCCTCCGCTGCGCTCGGCCATCCTCGGCGGTCAGGGTAGCGTGTCCGAGGTCGACGCCGACGTCTACAAGGCGTGGAAGGATGCCAACCCGCATCATCCGCTTCTGGTCGGCAATCTCCTTGAGGAGGTCGGTGACGATCACAACGAGCCCGAGGAGGTCTTCGGCCATGAGCCTGTGCTCGAAGCCCTGTCCAAGGACAAGGACGAGGTGAAGGCGTCCGAGGCTGGTAGCACCGAGGCCGAGGCGAGCACTCTCACCGCCGAGGCTATGACCCCGGAGAACGGCACCCCACCCGGCGACGATCCCGGAGAACCGCGTCACGCCAGCCAGCCTGGCGAGTCCGAGCCGACCCGTCGTGGCCGTCGATAGAGCAACCCTCATCGCCGTCTTTCCGGAATTCGCTCTTGTGGCGAAGTATCCGGAGGCGGCGGTGGATTTCTGGTTCACACAGGCCGATGGCGTGTTTCCGGTCGAGCGTTTCGGTGCGCAGGCTGATCTCGCCACCATGCTCTACGTGGCCCACAATCTGACGCTCGGCGTTCTTGGTGCCGCAGGCGGTGGGGCAGGAGCATTCGCGCCGGCCACATCCAAGAGTGTCGACAAGGTCTCGAAGTCCATGGACCCGAGCCTGGTCATGTCGGCCGGTGCTGGTATCTGGAACGGTACGGCCTACGGCCAACGCCTCTATGCACTTCTGCGGGGCTTTGCGACCGGTGGCTTCTATCGCCCATCGGCTCGCGCTGCAGCTCTCGGGTCGATGCGGAACTATCCTTACGGCCGGCTGTGACCGTCACCATCACGAAGGACCGCGTGCTTGAGATGCTGCGGTCTGTCCGCGGTCTCACTCGCAACGAGGTGCTGATCGGCGTTCCCGACAGCAACGCAGAGCGCGCGGTCGATCCGGAGAACCCCACGCCGCTTTCGAATGCTGCCATCGGATATCTGATGGAGACCGGCGCTCCGGAGAGGAACCTTCCGGCTCGGCCATCCCTCGTCCCTGGAGTTACGGAAGTAGCTCCGGTCTTGGTCGAGCGGCTCAAGAAAGCCGGGAATGCAGCGATCCTTAGCCCAGGCGGGAAGCAGACAGTAGACCAAGCTATGCATGCGGTCGGCTTGCTCGGCCAGAACGCGGTGCGAGCTAAGATTACGGACGGTCCCTTCGTGGCGCTGTCTGAAGTCACGCTGGTAAGGCGCCGCGCCAGAGGAAGAACCGGTACAAAACCGCTCATTGATAGCGGACAGTTTCGTAACGCGATCACCTATGTCGTGCGGCCGAAGGGGAAGAAGTGATGGGCCGCCCCCTTCTCGACGTCTCGGACGTCCTCGACGATCCTGATTTTCAGGACACCACGCTTACCGTTCGGCGCTCTGTCGTCACCGTCGGCGCGCATGGTCGCGGCGAAGCGTCGGAGCAGTCTCTGCCGTTCGCCGGCGTCGTCATCCAGAACGACAGCGGCAGCCTCGTCCGTGCCCCTGAGGGCCAGTACGTCCGCGGCTCCCTGACGATCTACACCCGCTTTCCCCTGACCTCCGGCAATGACACGATGGATGCCGACGTGGTCCAGTGGAACGGCCTCGATTTCACCGTCGTCAATCCCATTGACTGGTCGTCCTATGGCGCGGGTTACATCGCGGCCGAGTGCCAGTTGGTCCCGCTGAACGCGACCTACGCGAATGGCTGACAGCTCAACCGGCGGCTACCTTCGGCCAACTACCGAAGCGCCCCCCTATGACATCGACCTCGACGAGGTGCTGCAAGGCGTCGTCGTCGGGATGACCGGTCTACCCGACGATCTGGTCCGCCCCCGCTGGCAGCCCATCCAACCTCGGCAACCCAATCAGGATGAGGACTGGTGTGCCGTGGGTGTCACCGCGATCCTTCCCGACGGCAACCCTGCAATCTCCCACAAGAGCGCAGGAGAGGGTTCTAGCGTTCTGACCCGGCACGAGGTGCTGGAAACCCTCGCGAGCTTCTACGGGCCAACTGCGCGCTCCTACGCGGCCATGTTCCGTGATGGTCTCTACGTCTCGCAGAACCGCGAGCAGATGTTCTTCAACGGCATGGGCTTGATCGACGTCGATCCGATCCGTTCGGCCCCCGAGCTTCTCAATCAAAACTGGCGCCGTCGTTATGACGTGGCCTTCCGCTTCCGTCGTCGCGTCGACCGTACCTACGCGATCCTGAATGTCTTGCAGGCTGCCGGCACCATCCATGGCGATGGCGGCTCTGTCACGGGCGTCGCCGCCTACGACCAGCCCTTCACCACCGAGAGGAATTCCTGATGGCCAAGGGCTTGTCCGTCAACGACGTCGTCAACGTCACACTGAATTTGAGCCCTCTGGCGGCTGGATACCGGAACTTCGGTGCCCTGCTGATCCTCGGCTCAAGCGCGGTGATCGACACGACCGAGCGTCTGCGGCTCTACACGACCCTTGACGGGGTGACGGCCGATTTCGGCGTCAATTCGCCGGAGTATCTCGCGGCCGATCTGTTCTTCTCGCAATCGCCGCAGCCGAACCTGCTCTATGTCGGTCGGTGGGCTCAGGGCGCGACAGCGGGCCTGATTCGCGGCGGGGTGCTCAACCCCACCCAGCGGCTTCTCTCAAACTTCACCGCCATCACGACCGGCACTCTCACCCTCAGCGTGAACGGTACGGCAAAGACCCTCACGGGCCTGAACTTCTCCAACGCCACCAACCTGAACGGTGTCGCTTCGATTGTGCAGGCAGCGCTCGTTGCATCCAGCACGCCCAACGCCACGGTGACATGGGACTCGGTCCAGAACCGCTTCACCGTCACCAGCGGCACGACTGGCACGACATCATCCGTGAGCGTCGCGACCGGCACCGTCGCCGCTCCGATGGGGCTGACGAGTGCGCTTGCCTCCGTGCCCGTCAACGGCGTCGCGGCCGAGAGTCTTGCCCAGGCCGTCGCTACTCTCGCCGACGTTTCCAGCGATTGGTATGGCCTCACCGTCGCCACCACGACGCCGCCCGCGAACTCCGACCACCTCGCTGTCGCTGCCATGATCGAAGGCATGACGATGCGTCGGATGTACGCGATCACCATTCCAACTACGGACGTGCTCGATCCGACGACCTCTCTGGATCTCGGTAGCGCGCTTGATAGCCTTGGGTACAAGCGATCCGTTTCGCAGTACTCGTCGTCCAGCGTCTATGCCATCGCCTCATATCTGGGCCGTGCCTACACGGTCAATTTCGAGGCGAACAACAGCACCATCACTATGAAATTCAAGCAGGAGCCGGGTGTCACTCCCGAGTACCTGACCGAGACCCAGGCTGCGACCCTCAAGGCGAAAAACGTCAACGTCTTCGTCGCTTACAACAACGACACCGCCATCGTCCAAGAGGGCGTGATGGCGAATGGCTACTTCTTCGACGAGGTCCACGGCACCGATTGGCTTGTGAACGCCGTTCAAACGGACGTGTTCAACCTGCTCTATCAGTCCCCCACGAAGATCCCGCAGACCGACGCCGGCATGCACCAGATCGTTACCACGATCGAAGCCACGCTGGCTCGTGCGGTCAACAATGGCCTTGTCGCTCCCGGTCAGTGGAACGTCGCCGGCTTCGGTCAACTCAAGCAGGGCGACACCCTTCCCTCGGGCTTCTACGTCTACTGCCCGCCGGTCGCGCTGCAGTCTCAGGCCGATCGGGAAAAGCGCATCACGCCTCCGATCCAGGTAGCCGCGAAGCTGGCGGGCGCCGTGCACCAGGCGAACATCCTCATCAACGTGAACCGATAGGACGGGCCTGAACAATGGCGAGCACGTACTCCTTCGCGGATGTTCTCTGCGCTATCACTGGCCCCGGCGGCAACTTCTCCCTTTCCGACGGGGGCGTAGCCGACGAGGGCATCACGGTCGAGATGCTCGATGACAAGGGCACGATGGTCACGGGTGCCGATGGAAGCTGGATGCACTCGATGCATGAGGCCAACGGCGGCACTGTCACGGTCCGGGTTTTCAAGACGAGCGAGTTGAACCGCCTCCTCGGAACGCTCTACAACTACCAGACCGCCTCTTCGGCCTATTACGGTCAGAACGTCATCTCCGTTCGCAATCCGGCGACCGGCATGTCGGTCCAGTGTGTCGGCTGTGCGTTCAAGAAGCAGCCCTCGAACGTGAACGCCAAGGACGCCGGCATGAACGAGTGGGCCTTCAACGCCGGCAAGATCACCCAGGTCATGGGCGATGGCAATCCGTCCCTCTGAGGTGATCCATGGTTGAGTTCGAGATCGACGGGCACTCCTACCGCAGCGGCCAGATGCCGGCCAAGACGCAGTTCCACGTCCTGCGGCGGCTGGCTCCGGTGCTCAGCTCCCTCAAAGATCTGTCCGGGCTCACGGGCGGAAACGCGGAGGCCATGGCGGCTTCGCTCGGTCCCATCACCGAGGCCATTGCCAAACTCTCTGACGCCGACACCGAGTACGTCCTTGACGCCTGCCTAGAGGTGACCGAGCGTCAGCAGGGCGCCGGGTGGGCCAAGGTCCAACCGAAGGGCTCTCGCCGCCCGATGTTCGACGACATCAACTTCGCCGTCATGCTCAAGATCGCCATGGCCGTGATGCAGGACAACTTCGCGAGTTTTTTTCCCGCGAGCCTCTCCGGTTCAGCCGGCGGGGCGCGGAACTGAGCTTCGACGCCGTGCGCATGCCGCATGGAGAGGAGTGGCTGCTTCGGCCTGTAAGCCGCGGCTGGTGTCGGTATGAGTCCCTGCTGGATGGCACGCTGGACATCTCACATATCGCCGAAATGAACGATGCAATCGCGGCCGAGGATGAAAACCGCGAGCGTGCGCAAGAGGCGGCGAAAAACCGATGAGCGCAGAGGTCATCAAGGAGTTCATGGTATCCATAGGAT